GCTGGTTTAGAATCTTATGATGTAAATACAAGATATGTTAAAAATGAAAAGGTAACTATTACCTTACCTATGCAACCCAACTTCTCTGAGTCCAATTCAGTTGATTGGGGTGGTGATAAAGTCAACCCACTTCAATTAGCACTGGGGAGAGCTGCTTCTGGATTGATTCAAGGAATTGGAAATCTCAGTGGGCAACAAATTCTTGCTACTGCAGCAGCATCAATGGCAGCATTGAAAGAAAACGCAAAGGATCCAGCATCTGAAGCAGCATTGATTGCATACTTTGCTGGTCAAGCAGTTGGTGCAAATATTTTTACTAGAGCAACAGGAACTGTTCTCAATCCTAATATGGAATTATTATTTACTGGTCCTAGATTGAGAACATTTGCATTCAACTTTAAGATGACACCTAGAAGTGAACCTGAAGCAAAAGAAATAAGAGACATCATCAAAACTTTCAAGAAGTACGCAGCACCTATCAGATCAACTTCAAACTTGTTCTTACAGACACCACATATTTTTAGAATTAATTACATATATAATCCTAGTGGTGAGTCACAATTCCAACACCCATATCTGAATAAAATCAAACCCTGTGCTCTGACATCCTTCAATGTCAATTACACACCTGAAGGTTCTTATATGACATATGATGGAGGTTCACTTCCCTCATATGAAATTGCTATGTCATTTGGTGAGTTACAACCAATCTATGCTAATGATTATGATGAAAACTCTAACGACATGGGATTCTAATGCCAACACCTTATTTCAGACAACTTCCCAACTTTGAGTATATTAACAGACTCAAAGACAGCACAGAGATCAGTAGTTATCTCCCTGTAAAGAATTTATTCAAGAGATTTGTAATCAATCCTGATTACTTTGAGGACATTAACTTCGCTACCAAGTATAAGATTGTTGGAGATGAAAGACCTGATAATATAGCACAAAAAATTTATGGTGATCCTACCCTTGATTGGATAGTTTTAATAGCAAACAATATTATCAATGTTGAAACTGAATGGCCACTATCTCAGTCAGCTTTCCATAATTTTCTCCTTGATAAGTATGGTAGTGAAGGACAACTAGAAGAAATTCATCACTATGAAACAAAACAAGTTAAGAATACCAGAGGACAAGAGGTAGTCCCTGCTGGTCTTGAGGTTTCAGAAGATTATAGCATAACATACTTTGACAGTGGAACACAAAATAGACAAGTCACTGCAACTGCTATCACTTCAGCAGTTAGTAACTTGACTTATGAAACCAGACTGCAAGATAAGAGAAGAAACATCTATTTGATCAAACCATCCTATGTTCAAAATATTGTCCAAGATATATTTGATCAGAATCAATACGAAGAGGGTAGCACTCAGTACATAAATGAGAACCTAGTTAAGGGTGACAACATCAGATTGTACACGTAAAAAAAGTAATAGGGCAAAAAAAATCCTGGGAAATTTTTTCCCAGGAAAATGGATTTAATTATTGAATTTCCTCAACTATCAGCAAGTTTTGCAAAGTAAGACATAGGATCATCATCGTCATCAGCAGTGGTTGTTTCTTCAACTTGCTTTGATGCTTTGTAAGAAGTCTCAAGTTTTTTGAGGACTTCCTCTTCGCTAACTGACTTTTGCTCTGATGCTGCGTAGTTATCATATTCAGTTTCTTCCTCTACAGTGGACTTTCTAGTTGACTTTTTACCCAGGACATAATCAAGGCGCTTCTTCAGTTCATCATAGGATTTGAACTGATCTGCAGCAACAAAAGCACTCAAAGAGTATTGCTTTTTCCAAAGTGCCTCAAGGGCGTCATCATCATCCAGAAGAGGAGAAGGAGAATCAAACTCTGAAGAGTCATAATTCCAGTAACCTGCAACCTTCTTGAGTTTCAGTTTGAAGTTAGCACCTGCCCAGAAGTCAAAGGGATTGATAGGTGTCTCATCTTCAAACTCAGGTTGCATAGCATCCATGATCTTGTCAAAGATCTTCTTACCAAACTTGTAAAGGAATACACCACCCTCATTCTGAGGATTGGCAGGATCTTTCACAACATAGATGTTTGCGTAGAAGGACAGTTTACGCTTTTGCTTGCGTACAATATCCTTATCTGATTCATTACCACTGTTCCACAGTTCCCTGTTGAGTTCCCCAATGGGATCTTTGCCACCAATGGTAGTCAAAGAATTCTCAATGTACCATCCACCAGGACCTTGAAAGGCATGGGAGAACAGTTTCACCCAAGGAAGATCTTCTCCTTCAGGTGCAGGCAGGAAACGGATAACAGCATATCCATTACCACTTTTATCCATCTCTGGTTTCCAAAGGCGGTCATCAGCACCACCTCCACTATTATTCATCTTTTCAACTTCCTTGACCAGTTTGTTGGTCAGAGAACCCAGAGAAGATTGTTTTTTCAGGTCTGAAAAAGACATTTGATAAACTCCGTATTTGTTGTATTTGGTCTGTGTCCCTTTGCTTGGTTGAGGTTTGGGTAGCCTCTTGAACCATGAACTATAGTTCTTTTTTAATGGGTTGTCAAGCAGACTCATTTATGTGTTTTTTCATGTTCTCAATTATGTCAGCCATATTGGCAAATACATAACGAAGATCCACATCTGGTGGAAAACCAAGTTGCCTAGCTGAAGTTAGGATTTGATCCTTAAGATTCTTTGCTTCAGGATCATCAGACAGACTCATTCTAGTATACAAAACCTGCTGTTTGTTCAGCAACTCCTGCAACATGTTAACATGATTTAATTTGTCTTCTTTTCCCATGGTGGCAAAAGAGAATACTGAAGCATAGATCTTGTCCTGCATTTCAGCAATCTCTTTCATCTCCTTTTGGACGATCTCTGAATCTAAGAAACTCATTCGCCTTCCACAACCTCAGTCTCTGCTGCTTCTGCTTCACCCTCATTTGATTCTGCCAGTTGCTGGAGAACATCAATTGCTCCCAGAACTTTCAGATAAGTATTGCGACCTGTTTCCAGTTGCTGCTCCAGTTCTTCTTTTTGCTTGAGCAGATTTTCAAGTGCTTCAGAGTTTTCCATGAATTACTACCTCTTTTAAAATTTTCTTGTACTTAAAGACATCTATATGTATAAAAGAATCATATTTGTCCATTCTCATGGACAGAAACTTCCATACAGGATCATCTAACTTCTTATCAAAGTTAGGTTTGAAACCTATGATCTTATTCAATAAGACCAGAGTTTCCAAAGAAACAGACTTTGCCAGGTGTTCTTTGACAATTGGAGGATGTCTATTCCCCACTATCTCAAACATCCCATCAAAGTCTTTACCAGAAAAAAGATCAGATACTTCTTGCTTGAAGATGTAAGTCAGAGACTGTAATCTTTTCTTCCAATCAGTATAATTCTTTTCTCCATTTCTGACAATCTCTCCAATCCATAATGACTGGGGATCATCACATGAAACAAAGTTGGAGACAAAAAATTCAATGACTTCACCATCATCTTTCTGTCTGCTCAATTTCTCAAAGAAGAATCTATCTTTGCGCTTATAAAAACTTTCCAGAGAAGCACGTGATTTACCACAGTATTTGTGATAGTCATACTTCTCTCTGGTGAAGTGGTTCTTTAAACCAAGGTAAGATTTGTAAGCATCAAAGGGTGTCACTTTAGGAATCATAAAGGAAGTTTAGCATGTGAGGTACGTTTGAGCAAGTTAAGCTCCATTGCCTCACATTTAAGCTTCTCTTTCAGTGGTTTAGAAATCAACTTTGGGATGGACTCCACATCAAGATTATTCTTCTCACAGAAGAATACAATAGCATCAATATAACTCATTCCTTTATTGTCATGAGCAATTGCTTCTATCTCCTCAGCAAACTTACGTGAGCAATAGAATTTGTTTTCTACAAGTTTATTGAACGCATTTTCTTCAGTGTCTTTCATATTCTTGTAGTTTGAATTCAACAAACTCTCTAATATATTCTGAGAGTAAGTTGATGTACTTTCTTTTATTGTACTCTTCATAAATTTCAACCTCGCCATTTTCACATGACATAATAATTACAAACTTCTTCACCATTATACCAGTCATCTCATACAACATGCAAGCATATGCTGCACACTGCACAAAGTGACTGTCAATCCACTCCCTTGGTTTGGGTTTCTTACTGGTCTTGAAGTCAATGATTGCAAGTTCACCTTCAAACTCAGCAATACAATCAACACTACCAGCAATACCTAACTCATTACTGAACAATGACTGTTCAATAGCATGGATGTTATCAATCTTGTCAATGTCAGGTTTTGCCTGCTTGAAAAGATATTCTGATAGTGGTTGAACAGGTGGGAGTTTCCTGTTACACAAATAATTTTCAGCAAGGGTATGCAT